CATCTTGACATGTGTATTTCATTGCTGATTCAGACAAAGTTTTTGATTTTATATTATTTCTTTTTAAAATTGCAAATACAGTTTTTACATTTATTTCTAATATACTTGCAATCTTTTTACCTGATAAATTATCAGTAACATAATAATCAATTACTTTTTGTTCTATTTCTATTTTCATATATGTAAGTATTTATACTACAATATACCAAAAATAAATCATATAACCAAGAAATTTGGCTGCGGATTTCCCATTCGGACATCTTTATTTTTTTTACTATACCTGAGTAGTTAATTCAGCCACATACTACCTTACGGTGCATGCTTAGTAAATAAAGCTTTAGGGAGTCCCCGTCATTTTAAGACATTTTACACATACATTACTGCATGAGGAGCCCTAGTTGAGCTCATGTTTTAACAAACCTAATCTATGTAAATCAGTCAAACCACACCAGAAAGCTTCATTGATTGCTAACTGGTAGTTTATTCCATTCTTACTAACTCCTGCGGTAGGAATGTCATTTCTCCAATGCTTATTCAGCTGGATTAGAAAATAGCCATAATAGGGCTCTTTAAGCATAAGGTCCTTACTGGCCTTGCTTAGTAAATCTACTTTATTCATCTTTTGCTTTTATTTGAATTTCATTCACAAAATCATACCCATACTGATTCAGACTCTTTTTCATTTCTAGAAAATATAATTCAAAATACAACTCAACATAAGGAGATTTCAACTTTACTTCATTAGGTAAAACAGTATTCAAGAGTGTTAAACTCATTGCTCTGTTCTCTAGGGAAGCTTGAAGAAAACTACCAAATCTTTTTGTGAGATCTGTATAGAAATTATTATGCATCCAAAATTTTTCAGACTTACCTGCAAATACAATAATGATAAAAACCCACTGAAGATTATCTTCAATATCAAGGGATTCTAATATTGTTTTTGCCATTTCATGGTTACTTTCATCAGGTGACTTAATCATTGCAATCAGATTCTTACATTCTTCTTTTCCAAATAAGAATTTTTCCATCAGTCTTCTTTGTTAATAACACCGTCTATATTTATTACTTTTGGTCCAAGTTTTTCCACATCATAACCTTTTACCTTTATTAAAAATTCTTTGTATTCATCAGTAGTTATTGAATGTAAACCTTTATATATTTCTTTAGAATCAAATATTTGTTTAACAGCTCCAAACATATTTACTGTATTTATATACATTTCACCCATAAATGAGTCATCTCTATTTAAAATAGATGAGTCTAATACCAATGTGGTAACTTTTTCATCATTGCTATCTCTTGTAAGAGTAAGCTCTAATGATAAACTTCCCTCATCAGGATTTGCTTCATTTGTGAAAACCACTTTGATTTTCTCATTTTCCAGTCTAATAATTTTTTGTTCTTCTTCCATGATTATTTATTTTTTACATTTTACTAAATAGAGAGTTCTCTCTACATTTTTTAACATGCTTTTCAATAAAAGCTAAATACCTATAAATGCATTTAAGTGTTTTCATAATCTATTTTACTTTATAAAATCTACCTAAGATATTTCCATTAAGAAATTCTTCTTTTTCTAACACTTCATGTACAAATTGGTGTTTTGTTTCCTGATAAGTAAGCTCAGTACTTGAGTAACATATTCTAAGAATTTCTCTTTTAATATTTACACCCATTTTATGCGCTTCTTTCAGTATTTTATTAGAGCTATAATAATTAAGAAAATCTGGTCTAAGAACTCTAGTATACTTTTTAAGTCTCTTATCAGTACTCATAGCCAAAGCTTTCTTACCCAAGGGTCTTTTTATATTAGCAAAGAAGTTCTTCTTACCTATGTAAGAAACAGACTTACCATCTATTATAGCTGTCATAAGATAAATAAATCCTATTCCTCCTTCTGGGATATCAGATTCTTTAAATACTTTTCCTTTGTATGTCCAAAAATCCACACTCATAATTTACTTTTTATTAAATTAAATACAATGTTCCTTGTTTCTTGAACACCTCTAGCTTTAACAGTATCTGAAATGTCCTTCTCAAATGGTAATATTAAGTAATCAAAACTATATCTCTTTTGATATGCTTTAGAAGCTTCAAGTCCGGGCTCATCATTATCAAATAGTACTATGATCTTACTATACTTATGCATATACTTTTTCATAATACCTTCAGAAATAACAGTGTTCTCACTATCCGGAGCAATTGCTTCAGCATTACCAATACCAAGAGTCTTAAAGGACATGATATCTTTTAAAGACTTAGTAAGAATAAGATACTTACAATCAAAGTTAACCTGCTCAGAACCTTGAATATAATCAGAGACTTTAATAAACTTACTTTTTTTATTTTTAGGTTGATAGATCTTATACAAAGTACCATCTTTTCTAAAATAACCATAAGTATAATTATTCTCAAATCTTAATTCTTTTAGCTCACCATCATTATCTGTTTTACTAAGTATAAAATACTTCAGTGGTTGAACATTATGTTCATTTAATAGTTTAGAACCTATTTTATAGCTCATCCAGAAATCCTGATCAAGATTATTCCAGTGTCTTATTTCATAATCAGAAACTTCATATCTGCTTTCGGCCACATACTCTCTGGGAGTAATGTCATGCCTAGAAATGTATTCTGAATAGTCATCCATTATCTTTCTTACAGCAATACCTCTAGATTCTAGATTATAATAGTGTAACACAAAATCAATTGTATCACCAGATTTACCAGTAGAGAAATCCTTAAACCTATACTTACCCATTTTATCTGAATATATACAAAAGGAAGGTGTCTTCTCTGCAGAAAATACTGATTTAATTTTAACATCTTGTCCAGTAAGTTTTTCTGGAAGATTAAGATAGAATTCAAAAGGCCATTCTGTAGGAACTTGATTCAAATCATATATAATTGCTTTAGTAGAAATCATAACAATTTATTTTAGAATAAAAAAGGGAGCACTGAGACTCCCTTTCTCAAAAGTTAATTACTTTTAATCTAAGCTGAAGTCAGCAGCATTCTTACTTGGTATAGCTAAATCAGCATCTTCACCAAATTCTTTTTTCTCAGTTACTTCAAGCTTTTTAAGGTGTTTAGTCTCATTATACTCAACAACTTTACCACTTTCAATAGTACCGTAAGAGTATTTGTTACCTTCACCTTTTGGTAAAAATAAATCATAGTTAGTATAACCAGTTTTACCCATATATTCTTTACCAGCTACACACCAGTTAAGATATGTATCTTTAATTGGAGCATTTGCACTAAAGTTTTTAACAAACTCTTCAATAGTATCATATTTATTATCTTGAGCAATAAACCACTCATCAATACCATATGTATGTGCTAAGTTCTTTAAGAAAATCATAATTGATCTATCTCTTTGAATCTTAATACCAGATTTTGTTTCACCATCAGCAAATGCATATTGACTAGCTTTTAATCTACCAATTTGACCTGCATAATGACCTTTACTTTCATCATCTTTGTCAATCAAAAACCCTTCAAAATCATCAATAGCTGGGGTTTCTACATTCAACATTAAGTGATATGCACCTTCAATAAATGAAAAATCTTCTAAGTGAATAGAGTTAATTTTTAAAACTTGATTACCTGGTGTAATTGTTTTTGGCACCCCTGTGCCTTTTCCTAAATCAGTTGTACTTAAAGCCATCTTTTTTTTCTTTTTTAATTATTAAACTTACTTTTTTATTTTACATATACTTCATCCCAAGAAACTTTTAATGTTCCATCAGTAGAATCAGCAATTACTATTTCTTTGTTTCTCAAGTGGTCTGGTCTAGCACCACAAGTTACTTCATCATTTGTCTTAAAACTTAACATAGTTTTAGGACCCTTACGGTACATGTACATTATCTTCAAATTAATACGCAACATTAATTCCGTTTATTAAACTGCTTAATATTTCTATTAAGATGAGACTATATCTTCTTCCTTGTTAGGAAGGCTTCCTTTTCCACTACCATTAGCTTGCAGTGTACTCCCCTTTGGGATAGTCGTTGAACCTTTTATAAATAAGTTGTCATACACTTGCTTAATCCAAAGTATCCATTCATCATATGAATAATTCTTTTTAGCAAAATTACATTTTTGACAACACGGTACACAATTTTTTATTGTGTAACCTATATTATTATCTTTTCTATCTATACCATTATATACAAACTCAGATGTATCTTTAAACTTTCTTTTATGTCCTTTAAAAGTATTTGCTGGAACAGCGTTACAGTAATGACAATTTTGAATTACTAGTTCTTTGAATTCATCTAAATTAATATCAAAAGCATAGTTTCTAAGTAAAGCTTGTTTTTGGTAATTCATGTAAACTTGATAAAACATTGCTGTAAAAAGAGGTTTGGAACTTCTTTCAACTATTTGTTCAATATTATAACAACCACAAGATTTACTTGCTCCAGACTTAACTGAATAACCCGTAACTTTTTTAATAATTCCACAATCACATTGGCACACATATCTTTTAGAAGATTTTTCCCAATGTAAAATTGTCCATCTATTAACTTTTGTTCCTGGTTCTAAACTTAATTTACTCATAATAATTTATTTATAACTTGGCTGCTGATTGTCTTCACCTTTAAGTGGTCAGAGTTCCCAGACAATTAAAAAGCTTTTTCAATCTATATTACTATAGAAAGTGGCTACTAAGTTAACCAATAGCATCTGCGTTAGCACAAACTAAAGACTTTATTTTACCTGTCAAATCTATATTAGCAGACATAACCATCTCACCTTTATCATCTACTTGTTTCATTTCTACCTGTTATTTCTAACAGGATTAGACTATATCT